CCTATCTGATAAAATAGAATGGCATACTGATGAAAAAGGTATGTGGCCTGGCGAAAGGTCTCAAATGTTATTTGAAGTAGATAACAATTTGTTTCAGTTTATTATGCAACGATACTTTACACATTTTTATTCACCTGATGATTTAGATAAAGTTTCGTTTACGGCACGGATGCAGTTTCAAAAAATAAATGCAAGTTATGATAAGGGTTGGGTACATAATGACCATCCTTTTATTTCTACATTTATTTTATATCTTACACCTAACGCCAATCCAAAAAGTGGTACAGGTTTATATTCGCCAAAAAATTTACAAAGTGGTGTTAAACACATAACAAAAAAGATAGACGCTTATATAGCAGGAGAGAGCGCAGAGCAATATAGAGTTGACCACAATGCACAATTCATTCAAAATACTTTTGTGTCAAATGTTTATAACAGACTAGTAAGTTTTGATAGTTCATTGTGGCATGGTGTCGAAGATTTTAAAAATGATGAAGACAGATTAACATTGGTTATGTTTTTACAAGACTTAGCAGGACCGGCAACAACAATACAACGAGCAAGAGCGTTGCCGTTTATGAGAGATGTTTCAGGTAATAAATGAGAGACGCTTGGTTAAGAAACCATTTTAGTATTCCTGTTGTTGAAACTTTTTTGAATGTTAACACAGAGCAAATGGCAAATGACATATACGAACACAGTAAAAATAATAAAGGTATGTCAAAGAGTAATGAAGGTGGTTATCAATCAGATAATATTAAACATGCTGATACTACGGAGTTTAAATCTTTTTATTCACAATTACAAGAAGAAGTAAATCGTTATGTGGAACATGTAAAGTGTCCACAACCAGATGATATATTCTCATGGTATAATATCAATGCATACAAAGATTATAACCAAGAACATTTACACCCTGGTGCAATTGTTTCAGGTGTATTCTATGTTAAAGTGCCTGAAGATAGTGGCACATTTTCTTTTATACACCCAGCGGAAGATTATATAGATATGTTTTGGAATAATGCAAAACGGTCAGACGGTTTATTAAGAAAAAATAATTACAAAGGCACTAGATGGGAACTAGAACCTAAAGAAAAATTACTGATACTATTTCCTAGTTGGTTAAAACATTATGTCAAACCTAACAACAATAAAACGGAAAAAAGAATTAGTATATCTTTTAACTACTACTAGATATTGTGTCTAAAATTTATTTACACATATTTGTAAAATCCTCGTTTTTGGAGTATATATAGTATGCTGCCTTTTCAGACCTAAACCTATGAAGATACTGAATGCTAAACACATAGAGTTTCCAGAATACCATAAGGTCTATCATCTAAACATGCTCGGCAATTTCATAGACTATAGAGATAACAAACGACATAGTTCTTCTAGTCAAAAGTTCAGACTTGAATCCTTAATCAAAGATATAGATATACACGGCATGTTACATCCTATTATTGTTTCATGGAATGCTTTTAATGTATCTGTCGGCCATCAACGAGTATGGTACGCCAAAGAAAAAGGATATACTCACATAGATTGTTACCATGTAGAAAATCAGGAACAATGGGAGAAAGTTTTTCAATACACACAATCAGATGAATACTGGCAAAAGAACCAGAACAGTAAATATGCAGAAATCTGATATTGAAATTGTAGATATACCAAACGGTACACAAAGAGTATTACGATTTGGTGATAAACTTGTACAAGGTCGTATGAATAAAGATGGGTCTTTATCGTTAGACTATTTCAAACAGTTAATGCATGCCTTTGAACATATAGACAATGTAAAAAAGGTTTGTATTCTCGGACTAGGTGCAGGTTGTTTACACAGATACATACATAAAAATTATCCTGATGTACAGATAGATACTGTAGAAATTTTACCAGAGTTGGTAGAGATTGCCAGAGAAAAATTTTATTTACCTGATAGTGACCGTATTCGTATTTTTATCGAAGATGCTCGGACTTGGGTAAAGAAACATAGTGGTTATGATATTGTTATCGTAGATTTGTATGACGAATGGGAACAAGTATATATAGATGATAGAGATTTAAAAAAACTAGGCAAATTAATCGCCTATAATTCTCTTATAAATAAAAACACATATGAAGGGTATATGATAAGACTTCGAGCAGTTTATAATAATGTTTATGAACAGTTTAAACCTGAATTAAAGGAAGAAGAATACAATCATATAGCATTTTGCAAATGAAAGAATTAAGAGCGAAGACAATAACACACCCAGATAAACACCAAATGTTACCACTTGAAGATGTAACTTTTAAATGGGACAAAGTAACAGGCAAATGGACAAACTTTGCAGATAGTCAAGGTATAAATTACAAAAAATTATTTGATAGTTTAGAAAAAGATGGCATGGAACATCCTGTTATGGTTCGTAAAATGAACGAAGGATACCGTAAGTGGCAAGCAGGTGGTCGTAGAATTATATGGGCAAAGATGAATGGTTATACACATATAAGTGCTTATGTATTATCAGAACAGCAAGAGGTTGATGATATATATGAAGCGCAATATGATGAAAGTTATAAATAGTATATGAGAGCTCTACATAAATCCTCAAACGAAATTCTTATTGAGGTTGATTAATCATATTAAAAAGGAAAAAAATATGTTATTAAGAACAATAGCATTTGCGGTGGCATTCTTATGTATTTTTACATATGCTAATGCAGTAGAAATAACACCGTACGGTGCATTTAATTACAAATGGTCACATGATGAAAATTCTAGTGGCGTTGCATACGACAAATTAGAGAACAACGGTTCAAACATTGGTATTGATATTTCAGAACCAAGTATTGAAGGTTCAACAATTGGCGCAGTTGCAAAGCTACAGGTTGGAATTGATGTTGACGATAGTGGTTCAGATACTTTTGATTCACAGCTTGCTTATGTAGGCATAGTGAACAATGGTGTTACTTTATCCGTTGGTCGTCAATCACACCCATTCACAGACAACATTGGTGGTAAATCATCTTCGTTTAATGTGTATGGTGGCAGTTCTGATTTTAATTATGCTTCAAGGTCATCAAACTCAATTGCTTTATCTAGTGATATGCTAGATGTTATGGCAGTTGTTGATGGTTCTTCTGGACAAGAAGGCATTGATGAGTACGAAGTAACTTTATCACACTCACTAATGGGTGCTGATGTATCTATTGGTTACGCTGATGATGTTGTAAATGATATCTCTTATTGGGGTGCAGGTGCAAGTACAAGTGTAGGCGATATTACAATTGGTTCTTCATATACCGTATATGACGCTGCTACTGACAAAGTTGGTATGGAAGCGACTATAGGTTGGAAGGCAATTACAGTTGGATACGGAGATAAAGAAGGAACTGGAACTTATATGACATACGGTTTAAGTCATAATATGACAGAAAGTCTAAGCGTCTATGCAGAAATGCAACAAGAAGATTTAGATACTGGTACTGACTTACAACACTATTCAGTAGGAACAAAGTTTAGTTTCTAACATAAATAATAACACAAACAAGGAGAAATTCATATGGATAAATGGATTAAAGACCATAGTGCATGGAAAGATTACGGACTAATTATATTAGCGATTGCTCTTTTCACAGGCTTTGTGGCACCTATGTTAATCGTTAAGTGGGGTTTAATTGCTTGGATTGCAAGCAACCTATGGAAACGATATAACGGATAACATAAAGGAAATTTTATGATTAAGAAAATAATCTATGTACTAATAGTTATAGGTGCATTTTATCTTGGTCATCATTTTGGCGAAGACGCCGCTAAGGCAATTGATTCAGTACCTTTACCAAAAGTTACTATTGAAATGCCTGGTGACGAATTAGACAAACTTGAAGAAGCTCTTCAAGCGGAAGAAAGTGAATAACTTAAAAATAAAAACCCGGCTTAATGCCGGGTTTTTTTATGACATATAATCATAGCGTCTTATCAGGATACTTCGTAACCTTTCCCAAATCATTCTATCTAAAACTTGTTGACCTGTTCTAGGTTCTCTTAACGCTAAATCATCATACTTAAATTTTAATTTTACTAACTTGCTAAAGCAGTTGTTTCTTTTATTTGTATTTGATTGAAGTACGCCCAATGCATGTTTCCTTCCGTGTTATCAAAGGTAACATCCACATATGTAATTGTACCTTCATTTATTTTTGATATATCAACCTGCATAACAGAAGCGTCATAATCATCTGTGCATTTGATTTGTATATTCTCAATCTTAGCGTCTCTAAAAATTCCAGACATACCTCGTTTAACTTCTACAGTATCGCCTACTTTAATTATCATTACGCCTCCTTAAACTGTATTGTGGGTTTCAATTAATGACATAGGCACGGCATAAGTCATACCATTGTTATGCTGTTTAACAGCACATCTAGTTTTCATAACTTTCGTTACAGTACCTAACCAGTATTCAGTTCTGGCATTAACACCAACAGTAGAACCTACTGAAATGGAAGATTTAGCTTCTTTCGCAAGAGCAGTTCTTCTATCTTTAATGGCATACATCACCATATTCATGGTATCAGTTGTACCATGATTTTTAACCCAATCTAAAACAATAGATAGGTCGTTAAAGTTAGTTTTTGATTTATTCATAATATAGTCCTTTCGTTTAAATTACGCTTCGTTCATTACAGTTTCTTCGACACTAGTCCAGTTAATGTCAAAGATATTAGGATAAAAGTTTTTCATAATGTCAATAAACTCTAATTTTTCATTAGTAGTTTCAAGTTTAGCAAATGTGCTAAATAGGTTTTGTTTAGTCATATTGTTTTCTAATTCAGTAATATTCATAATGTATCCTTTGTTTTTTTTATTATATCTATATTCCTATCATAGTTTTAACCATTTGTAAAGAAAAAAGACCAATATAGTGCAAATTAAAAGTGTTGTTTTTCAATGGTTTAGCAGATATATGCAAAATAAATGTGTTGTATTTTTGCAACAACAGCAATGTTCGCTGGATGTTCGCTGGTTTTTATGTGTAAAATAGTCTTATAAATATAGCATAATATAATGATAGGAGAATATTATGGGATTTTTAACAAGTTTATGGTCAGGTTGGGGCAAATCTGAAAGCGTATTACCGCCAAAGAAGAAAGCAACAACTAAAAAAACTAAAAAGAAGACTACAAAGAAAAAGAAAACAAAAAAGGTAAAGTAATGGGAACAGGAACATGTAAAAATTGTGGTCACGGATGCCATTGTTCTAATGGGTCATCTTGTGGTTCATGCGGTTGTGCAAACTGTGAGCACGCTGAGTAATGGCACAGCGAGGAATGAATGTTGTTGCTTACAGCAGAGGACCTAAAAAGAGAACATCTATTGGCAATAGTCCTAGGTCCAGACCTAAAAACAAACATAAGAGAAGACAACATACAAGAAGTCGTGGACAAGGATAATGCCTGCCATACAAAGAATGGGAGACGCTAATTCTGCCGGTGGTGTAATTAATTCTATACCACAAAGTACAGTAAAAGCAAATGGGTCTCTCGTATCTGTTAATGGATCTAAAGGAACAGGTCATGGCATAGGTATTCACGCTGCTAATGCTTGGGATACTGCTAATGGTAGTTCTACTGTAAAAATAGGTGGTACGCCAATCAATCGCACAGGCGACGCTGACACTTGCGCTCATGCAAGAGTAGGCGGATCTTCTAATGTAAATGTAGGTTAACTGTTATAAATAGTCGTATGGCTATCTATCAACAAGGTTATACTGACGCTCAACGCACCAATGCTTCATCAAAGTCTGTAAGACTTTATAAAGATATTGCATTGTCTTTTGAGCGTAATAGTAATACCAAAGATGTTATTATTAAAAAAGATATAGCAGCAGTCAAACAATCAGTAAAAAATCTGATACTCACAAATCACTTTGAGAGACCCTTTCATCCTGAAATAGGTTCAAATGTTACAGCCATCTTGTTTGAGCCAATGAGTCCAATAACTGCTAATATATTAACAAGAACAATATCAGAATGTATTAATAACTTTGAACCAAGAGCAAGACTAGTATCAGTAATTGCTAATCCTAATTTAGATAGAAATGCCTACGAAGTTACAATTAGTTTTTATGTGGTAAATATACCTGGTGAATTGGTACAATTAACAACACTATTGGAGCGTAGCAGATAATGGCAAAGAGACTATCAGTTAGTGAGTTAGACTTTGATGGTATCAAAGATAACTTGAAGACATTTTTAAAACAACAAGACCAATTCACAGATTACGATTTTGAAGGTTCAACTATGGCAACCTTATTAGATGTGTTAGCATATAATACACATTACAATGCTGTATATGCAAATGTACTAGCAAATGAAATGTTTATAGATAGTGCTGACTTACGAAATAGTGTAGTCTCTCATGCCAAACATTTAGGTTACACGGCAAGAAGTGCAACAGCACCTTCTGCTGGCTTAACAGTAGTCGTTCATGACGCTACTG